CCGCCAGCCATAGGTGCACTACCACCAATTTCTCCCGCTGGCGCCATAGCTGCAGCTTGGGCTTGTAAAGCTTGTCTCCAATTAGGACCAGCCTGCTCAATCTGTGCCAATTCCCAAGCAAATTCTTTATCTTTTCTTAAGAATTCTCTATTTGCTTTCACGTCAATATCTGACCAACCCAAATATTTCTTCTGTGCATAAGAAGGAGAAATGCTTTGATTACTTGACATATTACCGAAATTTTGAACCTTCATTTCTAATTTTTGACTTTCTCTTAATTCATAGAAGTTAGTTGGAACATTAAATTCCAAGTCAAAATGTTGTTCTTTTAATTTAAAATCTGCCCACAATCCCTTCAATTGAAGATGTGTGATAAATCCATTTTTTAATCCAGCCGCAACTTGTTGTTGCATTCTTATAATAAATCTAGCAAATTTTAATTCTTCTCTAAGAATTTCTTGACCATCTTTAAATGTATCTTGCGGGTCTAATCTTGTAGAAGGTATCTTTAATGCACGATACAACTTCTTCATGAAATACATTAAGTCGTCTAATGTACCTAAATTTTGTCCACCGGGCAATGATATAACAGATGTTCCTTCTGAGCCAGCTCTTTTTGCAAACCAATAACTATCGAGCATAGTCTGAGGATTAAATTTCTGAACTACACCGCCTTGATTATTGTCAAATGTTTTAGAAGACCAATATTGTTGTTGCAATCTCCTGAGATAAGATTCCGCTTTAGGGGCGGGCATATTACCCACATCAACGTTAAAAACTAATTTTTCCGGTGCCCTAACTAATCTATATACGATAATTGCATCTTCAATCATCGATAGTTGACGATATGCTCTTCTGGCGTTTTCTAGGAAAGGCAACCTCATGGTCTTATTTTCATTCCATATACCAGAATGAATATAAGTAATTTGATTTTTGTCCATAGGAACATATTCATGCCCTGTTTGTTTAGTGGGGTTATTAGGATCAAACTTTGGCTTGCGATATAAAAACGCTTTTACCATCATGTTTTGTACATTAGTAAAAACAGGATCAATCATATCCGCGCCTACTTGTACTGTGCCTAAGATACCTTCTTTTGGATACTTTTCGTGAATAATATGTTCAAAGAAGACTTCTCCTTCTACCAATAATGATCTAAAAATATCCCATCCTCTATTATCCAAATCAAAATATTGAATGTATTTTTGAAACTCTCTATTCAGTGTTTCTTCTTGTGTTTCATTTAGATTATCATTTTTATAACGCAATTTGATAATATTACCGTCTGAATCTTTGTTAATTATCTCATCGCAAATTTCATCTAAAGCATCAGATACTTCCGAGAAGGCAGCGATAATACGATAGTCACGTATGCGCGCTGGTTTATCTTTTTGTATATTTGCATACATGATTTCAGAAAATCTAGAATCTTTCTGAATTGCACCTATACCTGCATTATTATATTCACTATTTTGAGAGACAGAATGTCTAGATAAGGCTTCTGCTCTTCTTGAGCCAACTTCTTCGAAATACTTAAATTTAGGATTTAATTTTTCAGATGCATCTAAAACATTATAACCAGAATATGGCAATTTTGATGAAATATAATTCATCAAATCTCTGCCAAATGTAGAAGAACGACCATCATCTAAAGAACTCATTTCCACTATTTATCATGTACTTTAGAATTTTAACCGTGACTAGCATTTCCACTATAGATTACATCTCCAATAATTGGTGAATATACTTTTTTGCCTATGAAAGAATTGAATGTTATACCCGTACTAGATGCATCTATAGATTTTGGGTTAATCCAATTAGCATTATCTAGTTCAACCACAGGTCTGAGAGTATCTGGTAATATTACTACATCTGTATTAACACCCGGTATTCTATTTGCTGGTGTATTTTTCTGTGAGTCTGCAAACCAATTATCTAAATCATACCAATCATTATTATTCATTGAATAATAATATTTTCCAATCACCACGGGGTTTATTGTCGGACTTGGAGTTAATATTACCGGTGGTGGTAAATTCAAATAGCTCGGAGCATCAACAATATTCATTGTAGTGTTAAAAGTAGACCAACCTGCTCTATTAATTACAACGATTTTAAATTTACCGTTGCTGATCAATTCAGGTAGATTTATTTGAATTAAATTATCATTCGTAATTTTATAACTTGACAACGGCACTACATATCCACTAACAGGTGGATAATAATCAAAATTAAACAATGTTTGAGGATAATCAAGTATGCTAGCAGGAGATGACAATAATATATTTGTCGTATAACTCAAATTTAATCCAAGAAGCAACATTGGATAATTAGACTCTTCTTTTTGAAGATTAAATATTTCATTTAATGTTATTCCTTGGAAATATATAGAAGAACATATCGGAGCTGCTGAAAATGTATGCGTAAATGCATGTTCGTGTATGGGGAGAGGTGCTGATTCAGCATTTGCTGTATAAAAATTATCACATTCTAATAATGATGATGAAAAATTTGATTTTATAAAAAATATATTTTGTTGCTTAGGTGTTTCTTTAGGAAAAAGCCATCCTTTTATAGTGAATGTAGTAGATGATTCTATTCTATATTTGTCGCTTTTTGTTGTATCTGTAGGATATTCCATGTTCATAGTACCAGACCAAAGAACCTGTGATCTTATTTCTTGTACAGTAGCAGTTCCCATCGCATCGGGTATTTTCCAAGCTATGACAACATATGGATTTGAATATGGTATAAAATTTGAAAGTATCTGATCCATATCTGTCTGATACTCTGTTAAAATTGACATAGCAATATCTATGTCAATAGGTACGGGCATGTTTACATGCGCATGATTTTTTCCTGGTTTATTATCAGGATAATGATCACTTTCATCAAATCCATAAAGTTTAGAAAAAACTCTAGATTCATCTCTAGTGATAGATGTCACGTTTACCGCAATAACCGGTAGAGTTAAATTTTGAGCTTTGTTTATTAAGTCAAATAATACCCTCTCTTTAGGTGAATAAACATATCTAACTTTAACATTTGATCTTGGTGTACGATCTTTATCGTAGCGATTTATAACTACATCATCAAACGCAGCTATAAATTGCGATATGATATCACGTATCTCAAAATGAAATGTCTGTATTTCCACACATATATTTAATTGAAACGCTTCAAGAAATACTTTGGTAATCGGGTTTTGTTCTGAATGACCGCATCTACAATGCATCCGTCCAAGATATATGTCACACAATAATCATCTACTGATCGAACTCCTCGACCACATGCTTGAATAAGATTATTAAGCATCTTATTGACATACCATTGACCATCTTCTTTAAAGAGACGCTTAATTCTTTCATCTCCTAATGGCATATAAGCTGCTTTCACTAAGATTTGAAATCTAGCTAAATCATCTTTTAAATCTACTCCATAAGTTAATGAAGGTGATACCAAGATAGTTGGTGATGGATCCTCTAAGTGTTGTTTGAGAATTTGTTCATTAGTCATTCCATCACCCCTAAAAATGAATCTAGGATCATTTAAATTATTTCTAAGATAATTAGTAATCTCCATAGTATGCGTATGGATTACACCTTTCACATCCTTATGTTGATCACAAAGATTTTTGATCTGTTTTGCAATGTATGGTAATGATGATTTTAAATTCTTATAATTCAACTTAACCCTGCCCGTGCAAAAGATTGGAGCTTTCTTTGCAGAGAATGTAGAATCTACTTCAATATACTCATAATCAGTGATTCCAAGCGTTCTGGCAAAATGTTTATGATCAATGATAGTAGCAGACATCAAAAGGATTTTTTCTCCATAATTGAAAATATGTTGAGAAAGTTTATCAATTCTCAGAGGCTTTAAGGTAATTGCTTCATTTGTCTTTTCTAGAATATATTCACAGTCATCCCAAGTCTCAATAGTTGTCTTGAGTGACATATGCAAATTTCTAAATAACGACAATCTTTGTCTATCTACTAATGAAGTAGATGTTTTTTTCTTCTTCATTGAATCCATCAATGTATTAACTTCTTCCGAAAGATCTCCTACAAAGTTTTCTAACCAAGTTCTAAACTTTGTATAATTATTAATCGGAATGGATGTAATGGAAATATTCATCTTCTTGAGAACTTTATAATTTAATTCTCTTGAAAATCGTTTAACCAATTCGTCTTCTAATTCTGAAGCTTCATCACAAATAATAAAATCTCTTTTCTTTACGTGACCTGGTAATGACAGAAACATACTGTAATTCAGAACACCAAATTGTGATACTAGTGTTTCATTCCTTGAATTATAGTATGGGCATTTATTAGCAACTTGACATTCGTGCTTCAAGTCTGAATTGAAGATGCATGGTGCAATATCTGCTGTGAATTTTGGATCAATAGCACATGTATGATTTGCTTTACCTTTCAATGCTTTTGAATCATCGAATAATGATACATATTGATCTTGTAGCGTCTTAGTAATGGTTAGTGCTATAGCACCAAACGTAGGCATACCTGAACAATCATCAGGATCAAGATATGCACCAAATTGATCCATTGCAAAAGCCTGATTTGATTCAATAGACTTAATAAATTCTGTAGGAGAAATAGAGCTGCTATTAGCTAGTGTCTTAGCTAAAAAAGATTTGCCTGAGCCAGTAGGTGCACAGCAAATAACAAACTTCTTACCTGATTCAAAGGCTTTTTCTATTCTTGGAATGATTTCTACTTGCTGAGGTAGTGGTTCATATTCATCAGGAAAAAATGACATCAAATTCATGATGTCATTTTATCTGGTTTCGTTTAGAGATCACTCACCAACAATATAAACTACGTTATCGTAAATTTTAGCGTTAGTCTTTGGTGTCAAAGATTTTAATTTAAAATAAAGGTGATCACAATTATGTGATATTTCATTTAGTGTATAATTCATCTCTGCAGTTAATCCTTTAGAATTGCTATAAAATGGATACGGCAATTCGAATTTCTTTTGTTCGTTATTAACCTTTAATAAAAAAGTAATATAAAAATCTTTTACAGTAAATAATAACAATTTTCCTTTCTTTATGGTTTTATTATTAACCATAAAGGATACATCTCTTTGCAGGAAGTTATTTAAATTATTTTCGAGTACGTTAATCATGTGTTCATGAAGTTAATTTTTTGCGAAGTGGACATTGTATAAACGTTCTCATTGAAGTATTTCCAAAATTCGTCGTTAGCTGGTAATTTTTGAATAATGGTACAATTGTCAACATTTATACATCTATAGTTTTGCATTAGAATGTCCCAAGTAATAATAATGTTTTCGGCTTGTGGATCAAATTTTGGATATTGCGTTGGTGCTGAGTATCCTAAAATTAATTTTCCATTATAT